TGAAGAAAGAATTAATCCTAGAACAGGTGAGCCTTACACAGCTATTTATAAAAAATAATGTACCAAGAATTTTTAGAGCACCTTGAACTTAGAGAAGGCAACGTAGACCACGTATACCTTGACACACTAAACAAACCTACGTGTGGTGTAGGACATCTATTAAGTATAGAAGAGTGTAGTGAGTATGAGATTGGTCAGAACGTATCTCAAACTACTAGACATAAATGGTTAGAAGAAGATGCACAGAAAGCATGGGATGCAGCAGCACAACAGATTCAAGACTTAGGTATAGAAGACCCTGAATTTATAGTTGCTTTAGGTGCAGTTAATTTTCAACTGGGCACACACTGGATGAACAAATTTCCGTCAGCCTACAAAGCCCTGTCTAGTAAAGATTATGATGAAGCAATTCTTCAAGTTTCAACAGGATCAGGTAAAGACGGACAATCTAAATGGCAAGAACAAACGCCAGTAAGAGTAAAAGATTTTGTTAATGCAATTAAAGACTTGACAAATTAACCACGGAGACTATAATGATATTATATCTAGAAGATCAATTAGAAGGATGTTACAGGCAATACTGTTTACATCAGATAAGACACGACATGTCTTTCATGACACTAGATGATTTTAGAAACATGTTTGAAGATTTAATGGAAGTAATATATAAGGACGAAGAGATATGAAATTAGGTGGATTATTAAAAACTGTTGTTGGGGCTGTTGCTCCTACACTAGGTACTGCTTTAGGCGGACCAATGGGAGGCATGGCTGCCAATATGATAGCTGAAGTATTGGGTGTTCCTAATACTCCAAAGGCTATTGAGAAAGCTATAGCTGAAGCGACACCAGAACAAATGCTTGAGCTTAAAAAAGCAGAGCAAGATTTTGAAGTGCAAATGAAAGAGCTTGATGTTGATGTATTCAAGCTTGAAACACAAGACAAGCAAGACGCTAGAGGAAAGTTTGGTAAAGACTGGACTGCTAGAATCATGGGTATAGCTACAGTAGGAGGTTTCTTAGGTTATATATTTATGGTAACTTTGCAGCCTCCAGAACAGAACAGTGAAGCTTTAATTAATCTAGTGCTAGGTTACTTAGGTGGTTTAGCATCAGCAGTTATTAGTTTTTATTTTGGAGCATCACATAAACAAGACTAATGGGCAGAGACAAAAACGGAAGATGGAATTGGTACGGAGAAAGCGAAGAAGAGTCCAACGAAGATAACTGCTATCAAGGCAAGTTTTGGGATATGGACACAGGAGAGTTCCTTAGATGGAACGCATTAAAACAGGAAGGAAAATCAACTGAAAGGAAAAGCACAAAGTAGTATTTGCGTTGTATGTATTGTTGGTTGGATGTATTTAGTAGGTTCGGGATACTACTATTACTTCTAATCATTACTTAGACTAAAAAACAAGACCCTTAAAGAGAGCTATTGTTAGTTCTACGGGGAAATTGCATTTTAAAATTGGAGAAACATGAAAAAATTATTAGGCACAATAGTTTTAGGGTTATTAAGCATGTCTGCTATGGCAGATCAAACGGGCGATTGTACAGCAGGTACTGAACACTGTGAAGCAAATAGTTTAACAACTACTAATGCTACCACTACTGCTAATACTAATACTAATACAAATACAAATACAAATGTAAATACAAATACTAGTACAAATACAAACGCTAATACAAATGTAAATACAAGTACTAATACTAACGCTAATACAAATGTAAATACCAGTACTGCTACAAACACAAACAACAATACTAATACAAATGCTAACACAAATGTAAATACCAATACTAGTACGGGTGTTAATACAAATACGAATACTAATACAAATAATAATACAAATGTTAATACGAATACTAACAATAACATAAACACAAGTGCTAACACAAATACTAACAACAACACAAACAACAGCACAAGTAGTAACGTAAACACAAACAACAATGTTTCTTCAGGCGGAACAAACAACACAAACGCTAATACAAATACTAATAATAATACTTCTAATAATACAAATAACAATACCAATACAAATGTTAATACTTCAAATTCCACAGTTAATTCAAATGTAAATCAAAACGTAACTAACGATAGTACAAGTAATAACACTAATACAAACAACAGTACTAGTAATAATAATAATACTAACAACAATACAAGTAACAACACCAGTAATAACACTAATACAAACAACTCTACATCAGATTCAAAAGTTAAAACAGATAATAAAAATACTAATACTAACAATAACAACAGTAAGTCTGACAATACAAACAGAAACATAAATCAATCTAAGTCTGAACAAGTTATTACACAAAACATTAATAATAAAGCTCCCCCTGCTAGTGCTATTGCACCAAGTATCATGTCTTATTCGCAAGACCTCTGTACCGTTGGAAGATCAGGTGCTTTTCAAGGACAGCTTATTGGTTTTTCTGGTGGTCGTACTGTAACAGATCAAAACTGTGAGCGTTTAAAGCTCTCTAAGTACCTATATGATACCGGGATGAAGGTAGCCTCCGTTTCGATCCTCTGTCAAGACCCTAGGGTGTTTAAAGCTATGGAAATGGCAGGTACTCCATGCCCTTATCAAGGGAAGATAGGAAAAGAAGCTAAACAAGCTTGGGCTGTAAATAAAATGGACAGACCAGACTACAAAGAATTAAAGGCTTCATACGTTAGCCGTTGTAAGGGAACTAAAAACTCTAGAAACAAAAAGAAATCAAGGAATACCTGTGCTAAAGAATTTACTGCTCAGTAGTTTACTTTTTTTAAGTGCTGCTATTAATGCAACATATGTCTATGAAGCTAACCAAGCTTTATATGATTTACAAACTAACTCAGTAGGTTCAACAGGATTAGGTTCAAATGACGATGCAGTATCTGGGGCATTTAATATAGGGTTTACTTTTGATTTTTATGGTCAGTCTTTTACTCAAGCTAGAATGGCAACTAATGGTTGTCTTCACTTTAAAACAAGTGGTGCTTACTGCAATGACTACACACCAGACCCACTACCAGAAGTAACCTACACGCTTTATCCCTTCTGGACTGATCTAATAAAAGATAATGGTTCAGCTATGAAAGCCAAAGTCTTTGATGATTACACCATTTTTGGTTGGTACAACATGAGAGAATATAATCGGGCAAATTCCGATAACAGCTTTGAAGTCTGGTTATACCCTAATGACACATTTGAATTTAGGTATGGTGGTTTAGATATAATAAACCACGATGTATTAATAGGAGAACAAGGAAGTGCAACCGAAACTTACACGTACCTTTTTCACGATGAATGCTCCACAGGTACAACTAATGTTTCAGGTACATGTACCAGTACAGATTGGAATAGTTCTAGTTCTAATACACTACTAGAGAACGGAGGTTCTTTATTTGGTGTAGGTTCAGGTAACGCTTTAGACTGTAGTAGTGCCCTCAATGATGTGAATTGTGTAGGCTATGCTGCTGCTTATTTAACACAACAATGTGATTTAAATTCGTTATACAGTGATGCATGTACAGGCTATGCTGCTGCTTATCTTACACAGCAATGTAATATAACGCAGTTGTATGACACAACCTGTCCTAATTATTGGGATGCTTACGATGATCAACAGTGCGAAGAAGACTCACAATATTCACCTTCTTGTCCTAGTTACCTACAAGGAGAATCAGTAGCTTACTATGCAGAAGAAAATGATTATGGGTATACTGAAGAAGACATGTGGTATGATGAAGAATATGATGAGTACCTTGACCCAAGTGACCCTTGTTATCAAAATGCTTGTGAAAACTTTACGGATGCCGATTGGTATGAATTAGACGTAGAACAATTTGGGCAAGAACAAGTAGATGATTGGTATGGAGAAGAGGTAGCATTTACTGACGAAGGCAACATTGAATATGGTCCTGTAAGTGAAGAAGAATATTGGACAGCTATTGACAGTGGCATGGATGTGTACGATACAGAGCAAGAAGAAATACGAATAGCAGAAGACTTAGCGTGGGAAGAAGAACAACAAAGGTATGAAGAAGAAATGTTACAAGAAGAACTTTTCTTACTTGAAGAAGAAACATACGCTGTAGAATTACACAGTACAGAAGAAGAACATATAGACTATCTTGAAGAGTTTGCAGTTGTAGATGAATTTACAGTTGATCACACAGACGTAATAGATGTTTTAGATGCGGAGGAACTCATAGAACTATATGAGTTTGATACAATAATAAGAGAGGAATTAGATTATGAAGAAGAAATATTTGCAATTCGTGAAGAAATGGAAGATGAGCACGAAGAAGAAATGGAAGAGCTTCAAGAAGAAGATGAAGAGTTCATTGAACTTGAAGAAGAAATTGAAGAGCGTCTTGCCGAAGTCGAAGAAGAAGAAGAAGAAGGTAAGCAAAAAAACAAAAGAAGTTCAGTAAGGGTAAGTGCTCTTTCGGTTGTAGCAAGTACACTGCGAACTGCTGAAGCAAGCGTAGTTGAATCAGAGGTAAGCACTTCAGAAAGTGTTGCAGTCTCTGTAGCTAATTACATAAGCGAAGAATTGTTTAGTGAAAACTTTAATACAGAAAGTACAAGCTCTAGTGCAGTAATTAATTTTAACAACCCTACTAGCACCAGTGCTGTTGTATTGTTTGGTGGAGCTAACTATGGCTCAACAACCTCTGCATCTACAACTAGTGTGAGTAGCTCTAGTGTTGTGTCTTCATCCGCATCAAGTGGAGGAGGTATAAGTACTAGTAGTTCTCCTAGCAGGTCGGACCAATTTGCGTCCTCCTCTGCACAGACTCAACAGGTTTTGTCAATGAGTTCCGTTGCTGTTACAGAAACTGCAAGAGGTTCTGATAATAGCAGTATTGGTGGAAGCTCTGGTTCTTCTGTATCCATTAGCATTACGCCTATGCAAACATTTGATAGCTCACCACAAGTTGTTATGGCAGAAGTTCAAGTAACTAATATGGATAATCAAATTGACACAGCAGTATCAGGAGTTATGACAGCCAGTGAAGCTGACCAAGTGGCTGACCAAATTGTAGCCAATAACATTAAAGAGCAACAACAAGAAGCTCAACAAGAACAAGAAGAGACAGGAGAGTACGCTGATAGTACAACGCTTGTCGCTTATTTAGGATACGTACAAGGCTTTGATAACTACAGAGATGCACAGATTCCTAAACAAAATACTTGGTATGAACCTCGTGCTATCTATGCAGGTGCACGTATCAATGATAACACAAGAGCTTTCAATGGTCTAGCAAATACAAGTTTAAATACTTTAGGAACGATGATTGGGATGCAACCTAATTTATAAGATGGAATATTTACGATACTTAATGGAATTTTGTCAAGCTGAACCATATTGGGCAGCAGCATTTTTCCTATGTGGGTATGTGGTAGGTGTGGTCTATTTTTAACATTAACGGGAGAAAAATATGGAATGGTTTGAAAACAAAACAACACAGGTAATAGCTTTGGTAAGTATTATAGGTACTCTTGCAGGCTTTGGGTACACAGGAGCTACGTATATTAATAGGTTAGAAAACCTTGAGGCTCAGATAGGCGGGATTGGAGATACTGAAGACGCTCAGAAAGTAATAGAAGAAAGATTTGCAGGCATCGAAAAGTCTGTCGAGTATATCAACAAGAGTCTTGATGAAGGTGTTAACCCATCACTGAAAGTAATTGCTGAAACTTCTAATGAAACTAGTAGGGCTGTCGCAGCTTTGCAAGCTGAGATAGAGTACCTACAAAATGATGTAGATACTCTTAAAAATAAAAATAATAATCCGTTAGCTAATTAGTTTTAATATTAGCATTTAAAGCGTCAAGTTCTGCTTCAAGTTCATTATG